TTCACCAAAGTCTTCTGGAAAGTCTGAGATGAGTTGCTTCTCGATGCGTTTAATCTTTTCATCGAGGTCACTCCTTTGGATTACAAGATTTTCATATTCCTCAATCATCCTTGAGGTTTCGCGGCTCTCGCTACCACTACTTAGCATATCCCAATCGGACATATTTTCGCCTCCGTTTTAGTTTGTGTGTGAACACACTATATCAGTTTCGCTTGTGGGACAATATGTATTGCAGACAAAACTTTGTACCGTAAACGATACAGTTATTGATGTATGTATATATATGTGTAAATGTACCACCATTAACACAAGCAAAGGAGAGGCTTATGCAGTTCAACGCAAAGCAGTTGATTGATGATTGCGGCGGCGTTCGAGCGGTCGCGGATGCACTTGGGAAGCACCGAACCGCACCCTACCGAATGATGAAAACTCGCCACATGACAACGTGGCAACTTGAAATACTCAAATATCAAAACCCAGACCTAAACCTAGACGATTACTTCGAGGATAACAATGACAGTAGAAACACTGAGTGATGCGCTTTATGAGCAGGCCGTAAAAGCTATTGAATTGGGATGGACAGTGTTCCCACTTTCCGTCTCAAGCAAGAGGCCATTGAATGAATGGAAGCACTACCAAACAAATGCAACAACCCTTGAAGAGGTTGAGGATTGGTTTGAAAACGGTGCGCCCACCACCAACGGTAGCCGTGTCAAGTTGTTCAACTTGGCACTGGTTACTGGCGACATATCTGGTGTAGTGGTGCTTGATTGTGACAACGTGGAAGCCGTTGCCTACGCAAACAAGAACAACCTTGTGTCGCCATTTGCTGTGAAGACCACGCGAGGTATGCACTTTTACTTTTCGCACGGTGGTCACGGGAAGAAGTTCCAAAACAAAGTAGGTGGAACTAGCTACGACTGGCCTTCTGTTCATGGACTAGACCTTCGCGGAGACGGCGGGTATGTGGTTATGCCACCATCTGTCAAGACGGATAAGGAAGGTAAGGTTGTCCATACATACGAGTGGGATATTGGATACGGTCTTGGGTGGGACGACCTTGAAGATTTCCAGTGGCGTGGCGCACCAACAACCGTATCAACGGACGCTCTGACGTTCGACACACTTGACCTAACAAATGTTTCCATCCACACGCCTGATGCAAATGCAACCGTATGGGAGCAAACCGAACAACGTGTCGCCGTGCTTGGTCGGAAACTACAAGAAGGAGACGGAACTGATGCTTGGATGGTTCGCTTCTGCGGCCAAAAGGTAAGGCAGGGATTACTTGGCAAAGACCTTGAGCATGTGGTGCGTAACTATTATGCAGAGTTTTTTGTAGATGAGTACCCAAAAGAAGCCACAGAACGCTGGCTTGTGGCCAAAATGCGGTCGGCAACAGAAATGGATATGCGTAATTACCCCGAACAGTATGACAAAGAGGGTAATCGCACAGACAAAAAGAAAGAGATTGCCGTCATTGATAGCTCTCGGCTGGTTCCAATCTATGCGGATGCAGTTGAGCGGTTGCTTTCGGAGATGCGAGACGAGGTTTATTGGGTAAACCCATTGATACCTGAAGGCACAATCACACAGGTTGTGGGCTTCAATGGTCACGGCAAGTCATATTTTCTGTCTGCGATGCTGAACAGCATGGCCGCTGGGCGTGACGAGTTCGGTCCATACGAAACGCCGAAGCCTGCTAGGGTATTCTATATGGACTATGATAACCCAAGACGGACAGCTTTGCGCAGGCTCCGCGACTTCAATAAAACATTTGGTTACACCAATGAGCACTTCGGCCTCTGGTCGCCAACTCTGATTTCATCTGAGGACGGCGGCGAGGTTGACCTCATGACAGAGAAGGGTATCCGTCTTCTTGGCGACTGGCTTGATGTTGTTCAGCCGGACATACTTGTGATAGACACAATCCGTAACGCATTTCGTGGGTTGGAAGAGGCAAGCCCGACAGAGTGGGCGAAGGTGAACTTCGTTGCAAAGCTGGTGCGTAACAAAGGAATATCTGTCGTCTTGGTTCATCACCGAAACAAGCCGGGAGAAAACGGGCTGGGCCGGGAGGCAGGCTCGACAGCACAGCTTACAGATGTGGACACACAGGTTTTTGTCACCCAAATCTTTCAAGACAAGACCGAAGTCAAGGCGAAAGCTGGGCTTCTTGATTCAGATTTGGCTGTGTTTACTCTTGATGGTAAAGAGTACACACCATACGGATACTTGTTGAAGATTGCTGGCAAGGACTCTCGCCTTCAAATGGTCACACAAATATCGTTTGGTAAGGTGCGACAGCAAACAGAGTTGCATGAAACGCACTACATAGGTTGGTGTGAGAGCCTTGTGACTGGCGATAAATTTATCGTGTCAACAAAATCAAAGAAACAAAAGGCTCTGTTCTTGAACACTCAGGGATACAACGCCTTCGACATCAGCAGGGAAATCAAAGTTCCCCAAGATGAAATTCGCTCTTGGTTAGGAATTGTGGATGCCACTTAAAGACTTAAAGACTTTAGCAGACCCGAACACCCGAAGGGGTGTGAGGCTATGTGTTGCTCTGTGTTACCTAAAGGATTGTACTGAGCATCTCTTGGGTACGTCAAGGCAACTTTTTGTACTGGGAAGGTCGGTGGCAGTGGCCACCGCCCCAAAACCCGTTGCAATAAAAGGATTATAACGATGAAGGACAAAACTTTGTACTGAAAGGAGGAGACCGAATGGGTAAGGCTAGAAGAATTTCGGAGAAAGACCGAAAATATCTAGCCAAGTCGCTCAAAACCGAGACACCCTACACAGAACTGGCCGTTCACATGGGCGTATGTGTAGACACACTGAAACGAATACTGCAACGCGAGGGCTTGGCTGAATTTGATGCCGCAAAATACGCGGTTAGCTTGAGCTTTGAGACACAAAAAACATGGGTGAGGCCGTGCATGAGATGCAGGGACGAAGCTCCTCGCCCGAAGTGGCAATATATTTGTGACAAATGCAAAGAACGAAACGAACAATATTCTGGTGTGGATGAGGAGTGGTTATGGGAAGACTGAGCCCAAGAGGAAGCAAGGCGAAGGGCGACAAGTATGAACGCGAACTCGCCGAGTATTTTAATGAAGCCCTTTATGGTGGAGAACCAAAGATATTCCGAGCCCCGTTGTCTGGCGGAGGACGAAGCACATTCGGCGGCGGAAGTGCTGACCTAACTGGCACACCGTTCGTCTGGGTAGAGGCAAAGCGCACAGAAAAGTTCGCGCCATACGCCGCAATGGAACAAGCCGAACGTGGAATCGCCGGGAAGAAGAGCCGGGATGTCCCGGTGGTAGTATCAAGACGAAACCAGATGACTACAAGCGACAGCTTGGTAGTCATGAGGATGAAAGATTGGATTGATATGTATCACTCTTACCTTGATATGAAGGGAGAGCTTTCCAAGGACGACACAGAAGAGACCCCAACGATATACTCAGAGTATGAGGAGATTTAAGTGTTATGGATTGGGTCACTGCTGAACTCGTAGATACGGTACACAACATCTCTTGGTTTGATGGCATTGTGTATATTGCGCTGGGTCTATCTGTGTATGCGGTGGTCAAGTACATAAACAAAAGGTTTAAGTGATGGCAAAGAAGGTCAGCAAAAAATCTATGCCTTGCAACAAGCCTCGCAGACAAAAGTCTGGTGGCAAGAAGTTCGTTGTGAAGGCATGTGCGAACGGTAAGGAAAAGATTATCCGCTTTGGTGATGCAAACATGACCATCAAGTCTGGCAACCCGAAGCGCAAGAAGTCATACTGCGCCCGCTCTGGTGGCATAAAGGGCAAGAGCAATAAGTTGAGCGCAAACTATTGGTCAAGACGAGCGTGGAAGTGTTGATATGGAAGCGGTGGTTTTGTTCATGGTCATGCAGATGCCTTTCAACACACCGATTCTGATGCGAGACCAAGAGCAATATATGACACACAAGGAGTGTCAAGAGACAGGCAAATTTAAGGCTAGAGAAATTGCCGAAGAGATGGCAGAAAACATTGGAGCCCCGATAAGGTTTAGTTATTGGTGCGAAGGCGAAGAAAGGACGGAAACGTAATGTCTAATTGTTCACATTGTAAGAGCCCACAGGCTTGCAGAAACGGATGCGTTGCAGAGGTAACTCGCGGCATTTACGGTCAGAAAAGTAAAGTGCGTGAGATACCAGTCACAAGCAACAAGAAGAAGACAACCATATCTGGCATGCCGAACGCAGAACTTTTGCGCAAGACAAATTTCTAATGGGTTATCCCAAAGCCCCGCCAAGAAAGAGGACTCAAAGCATCCCCAGAAGTGCGGGGACAAAGCGTGTTGCCCGCAGGCCAAAGCCCCCTATTCCGAGACGAACCAGACGAGTGTAAATGGAACGCCGTGTTTGCAGGGTGTGCAAACAGGACAAAGATATAGACCAGTACGAGCAATATCATCACACCAAAACAAGACGAACGATGTGCTACCGCTGTTTGTACGACAAGCGAACCAAAGCGTACACCGCAAATTCCACAGTCTTCATAGAAAGAATGGTGTCGCAACTAAAGTCTGGCAGAAGAAAGCAGGGCATAGATTTTGATTTAACCCCTGAGTTTTTTCTGAAGATGTTTGATAACCAAGACGGACTATGTGCCGTCACTGGAAGGAAAATGACATGGCAGAGAAAACCCGACAGGCGAAACGATATGAACATTTCGATAGACAGGATAGAGCCGAAGGGGAATTACGAGGAAAGCAACGTGAGGTTGGTCTGCAAGAGAGTGAATTTGATGAAGCACAACATGACAGACGAGGAGTTGCTGGACTGGAGCAAGACGATATTAGCTACCCTTGCGTTGAAATAGTTCCTAACGCGATAATCTTGTACATGTGTGATGGGAAGGGAATGTATCTGCAAGCTGAGGAAGGTATGCTTCTCAGCGAATTGCTTGCAGAGGCATCCGCTGAGTGCTTGTTTTGTGAGATGGATAGCTAGACGGCTTTCAACCACCAACGTGGTAACGTGCGACAGCCACCCCATTTGGCAAACCTAGACTTAGCTTGTCTGTAATATTCTCGGTAAGCCTCAACCACACCATCGTGGCTTGATGTATCGATACTGTCAGTGATGTATTTGTAATCACCAAAAGCACATGGCGGTGGGGGCATATCATCGTAGCTTTCCGCACCAGCTAGATACTTTGGAATGATTACAAGGTGCCCTCGCAGTTCGGTGTACTTGTGTTCGCGTCCGTAACGCTCAACGTATTCGAGAAGAAGTTCTTCCCACATGCTGAACACATAGCAGTATTGAAACAATCCGCTTCTTGTCCATACATTTGATGGGTGGTTCACATGAGTTTGCTTAATCAGGCAACGCTCTGCCAAATCACGTTCGTCTTGATTGGGGCTTTGGTGCCATGCTGTTGACAGCATTTGCGCATACTCCATGACCATCTTCCGCAGATGGTCGTCACAGTGCATCCTCGCCGCTGTCCTCGGATTTCTGTCCAAGTAAAAGATGTTCATTGTCAGCGTCCTCCAGTTTGTTTAAGCATCTACCACAGTAGAAACCATCGGGTCGCACAAGTGCTCTGGTCTTTTCAGTTCCACAGAAATCACATGAACGCCACCTTGTTGTATCCCACATCGTTTCCATCCTACCCCCTAGCACATGGACAACGGCCTCGAAGTTTCCCAGCTTGGGTTCGTGCCGTCTCCATGACTTGATAGTTGATACGGACACACCCGCTTGACGAGCGATATCGTCTAGGGTGCGTCCGCTTGCACGAATGTGCATGAACATATCGTGCAATAAAGGGTTCACAGCGAAATATGATTTCTGTTTGCACGATAGTAATCGATGATAAAGGCTAGTGCATCTTGCACAGTATGCCCAGACAAAGTAGCAAGTGCCTTAACGTATTCGCTATCGTCCTTGGACATCCACACAGATTTGTGAGGAACCAAGTTGCTCTTCTTGCGAGGAGTGCGAACCGTCTTGCGCTTGGCCTTCGTCTTCTTGCCACGGTCTTCGAGGAAACTTGGCTGGCACCACTTGTAGATGACAGCTTTGTGAACATTATACTTGTCACATATAGTATCAATAGGAACGCCAGCCTCTTTGAGGGAGCGAACCTCTTGCAACGTAACAAGCGGAACCGATTTGATTACACCGTTGGATTTGCGCGGGGCATCTCGCAATGCAATTTGCCCAGCGGTCAGGTTAAGGGTTGGTTTTGTATGTAGCATTTAGACCTCCAGTTTTAATGCTGTATCACTTACAGTACATAATTAGTACCGTCAGCAATACATGTCAACATATTTTTTTTATAGTGATGCAACCGCGTTGATTGCACGAGAAGGCACGAAGCCTCTATACCGCATGGTCTGCGATATATCTTTGTGCCCCATCAGTAATTGTAAGTCACCGATGTCGGCACCGTTTTGAGCCGCAATGAAAGCGAACGTGTGTCGCAAGTCATGAACCCTCAACACCTCATGTTTCATCTGCCCACATATCGAGCGCATGATTGAGTTGAAAAGTATTGACGCTTCATGCGCCGACTTGAATGGTTTGCCCTTGGCTTTCAGAAAGGCATAGCCCCAGTCGGGAAGAAGAGGAATAATAGATTGCATACGCGAAGACAGTGGTATCTGACGGTAAACTGTCTTACCAAACTTGCCCTGCTTCTGAACCTTTAACTCACCAGATGTTAAGTCGGACACCTGTACCCGTAGAAGTTCGCCAAGACGAACGCCTGTATGCACAAGTGTTGTGAAGTGCGGTGTGTAAAATGTGTATGGACTAGCTTCGATTGCATCG